CTTGATCAAATTCTATACTTTGTTCTTGGTCAAATTCATTATCCAAATAAAATCCATCATCCGATTCATCATCCTCATTTGTTTTATTTAATTTATTACTTGAATAATCTAAAGATTTTTTATCAGATTCCAAGATATCATCATCAAAATCATCATCAAAATCAAACGTTAATGGTTGTAATTTTTTAATAGGTCGAATTACACTCATACCTTGTGGTATAATTATATTATCAAATTGAGTTTTATCAATATCTTTATCAAATACTGTTTTATTGCAAGTTAAATTAACTATTTTTTTAGAAAAATCCGTAGTAGATATCATACGTAAAATGCTATCAAAATATATATTTAATACTTTCAAATATTTGATTGATATAATATTATCAATTTCAACCGTTAATTTTTTTTGATTTTGCGGATAAAACATTCTAACAGGAAAACCCGGATTTTCCAAGATTTTACCACCCAATTCGCGGTTTTCAGATGTATATTCAGCAATTTTTATAATAGCCTCTTCATGCGCCATTGAATAATTCAGAATTAATAGTCGAACAACCTCCTGATAATCATTTGTATTTTTTAATATAGTAGTTATTAATTCAGACATAGCATCCATTTCTTTGAAATTTTCAACGCGTTTAAACTGCATTCTTACTTCTTTTGTCAAATCATCGGATATTATATTAAATATACTTGATATACATGCACTGTATTTATTTATAGAATACACTTTTTCACTAGATATAGACAATACATATTTTATATTTAAAAAATCAATATGCGGATCTTGGAGTGTTTGAACTAATGGTATTGAAAGTCCAGTTGAATTTAATATCACATTGAACATTGCAATAATTGGACTAATTTCCTGAATTATTATTTCCGTTAATTCGGAATATGTTTTTACAACTTTAAATGCAGTTCGCACATATATATTACCATTATTTTCAAAATCAATATATAATTCATGGTTTGCACTATACAATGAAATTTGTTTATTTTTTCCAATTTCTCTTGATAACCGCATAATTGTAGATTCGGCCAAGAAGGGTATTTTTTTCCCATTTTTTGATACAATTTCAGAATATAAACGATACATATTTTCACGACGATTACCTGGATTAAATTTGAGAAACGGAATTTGTTTTGTTGCATGTAAATTTTTCCAAATGGATTCTAATGGAATATGTATATCAAGCCCACTCTTGATTACCATAGAAAATGCCTGAATACCATGTTCGGTATACGGTAATTCCACTGTTTTGTTTATATATATATTATAAAACGTGTCGACAGTTTTGTATAATTGCATTGATTTCGGTGTCATTAATTGTTTATTATAACTCAATAATTCAGTTTTTTTTTCAACTAATTGAGTTTGTGTCCGAACATCTTTAGATAAAAGAAGCGGATAATAAATAGCTGTTATATATTCAGCATCAAGCTCTGACTTAAATGCATATTCATAACAAGTTTCCGCTAAACATACATATACTCGTTTATCTATAATATCGCCATAATTTAACAATAATTCGTTTTCAAATGTTAATATAGGATTTTCAGATTTTGATTCAAACCGGGTTACAGTAGTATTGCGGAGTTTAAATGGATTTGCCGAATATAAGTAATCATGAAATTCCAAGAATTTATGTCCAATTGGCATTTCAATAATATGATCACTCCCAAATTGTATTAAATCCTCATATGTATAGTTGGGTTTAACCTCAATTGTATCTATAATTTCATCGGAAATATTCAAATTTTGCAATAGTTGCCCAAATTGATTTGTTTCTAATTCTTTAGGCACGTTTGAACTATTTTTTGGTGGTTTTACTATATTTTTATATAGTTTTTCCATGTTTATAGATTCTTTCATAAATGCAAACATATAGATTTCATCATATGAAAGTTTGTCTTGGCCAAATTCATGGATGATTTTTTTTTTGATAATGCGAATAGAATCATCGGGTAATAAATAGAATTCGGAAAATATAAGTTCTATTTGATTGGCAATAATTTCACTGTTTTCAATATCGCTAAATAATTCGGGTAAATGTGTTTTATTCTTGGTTCCACCAGAAAAAATGATGATTTTTTTGGGTTTATTTAGAGTGTCTAATATGTATATTTTGTAAATATGTGGATTATTTAATTCCATATAACCTTATATAATAATTATGTTATTATATCTATTAATTATATAACATGAATTTACCATGCACACGTGAGAAACGAATGGCTGAACTGGCTGAAATGAATTTCATTACAAAAAGTGGTATATTAAATAAAGACTTTGACCAAAAATATGAGCCAAAAAATACATCACCGAATGATTTAAAAGAGTGTTATATATGCGGTACAGAAAACATAAACACATATGATTTATACACATCATCAAATGAAGCTCATTCACATCCCTACTGTTTATTGTGTTATTATATAACAATATTGTCTTCTAAATGTGGTAGTGAAGATTATCCTGCAGAATCTGGACAAAAATGCGTATTCTGTGATAAAACAGTAACATCTGCAGATTTAGCAAAAATTATAAATAGTGAATGTCTTATAGAAAATTATCGTATTAAAACCGGCGAAATTATTCCAGAAATTACTTCAGAAACTACTTCAAATTTTCAGAAAAACTGGATGTTTAATTATGAATTTTTAAAAGAATCTGAACTGTATGGTTTATTAACTTATCCGGATTTTACCAACGAGGTTGGTTGTATGGAGATGTGTCCATTTTGTTTAGAACTAAATCAAACCTACAATGTAGACTATAATTGTGGGTTTAATCTGTCTCATAAATGTAAAAAAATATCGCCATTTATGAAAGATGCGTTTAATCAGGCTAGTGATAAAAAAAATCAATATTGTAAGATTTGTTCGCGACCAAAATGTATAACATCAACAAATAATTGTGCCGGACATCATTATTTAAATAATATAGTCGGAGATACAGAATCCTCACTATTACCCCGTAATATAACAGATTCGATATCTGAATGTGGCGGACGCCAAGAATTTTTAGCAAGGTTATTTGCAGTTAAAGATTTTATAGAAAAAAATACACATATTAATGATGATAATATAATGAATGAATGTGCTAAATATTCACAGCTTAATTTTAAAAAATATTTTGATAAATCGGATGAGTATTTAAAAAATAATCCTAATATAGAATTAGGATGTGGAGTAACATATCAAAACGCAAAAAATACTAAAAAAGATTGTATAATAACAGACAAAATTATACCAGATTTAAAATCAAGATCAACAAGATCTAAATCAAACTCAAGATCACCTGGTAAATCAAAATCAAGATCAAACTCAAGATCACCTGGTAAATCAAAATTAAGATCAAACTCAAGATCACCTGGTAAATCAATACCGCATAATAGATCTAAACGTAAATCACCCAATTATGCAATACCGCGTAATAGATCTAAACGTAAATCACCCAATTATGCAATACCGCTTAAAAAAAATACAACCAAAAAATTAAAATATTCTACAGATTCATTAAAACAACGTCTTGGACGTGATCGATGGAAGTTGTAAATTACCAAAACTAATATAACATACGTAAATTATGGTTATTTTTTATGTTATTTTAGGTGGTTTCATAACAAGTCATATAATATTGTATTATGACTTATTATATATGTCCAATTCATCCAATTCAGCAAAAGCCCTTTTAATTGGTATTAATTATATTAATACCCCAACACATCAATTAAAGGGATGTGTAAACGATATAATTACCGTTAAAGATATGTTGATTAATGCTTATAATTATGATCCAACAAACATTGTCATGTTATATGACGATTCATCGAATTTAGTGTCAGATAATATACTCGAGCCTAATCCAATTAGTTCGCTGAATTATGGGTTGCCTACTGCTAATCAGATTTTAATGCGTTTAAAAGATATAGTTGATTCATCTAATAGATGTAGCGAAATTTGGATTCATTATAGTGGACATGGAACTCGAATTGTTGATTTATCCGGCGACTCGACTGATTTATCTGGTAATTCAACTGATTTATCTGGTAATTCAACTGATTTATCTGGTAATTCAACTGATTTATCTGTTAATTCAACTGATTTATCTGGTAATTCAACTGATTTATCTGGTAATAAGTATGATGAATGTATTGTTCCATGTGATTCTAATACAGCAGGTATAATAACAGATGATATGATTTTTAATATTATAAAGGATATTAAATGTAAAGCTATATTAATATTTGATTGCTGTCATAGTTCATCAATATGTGATTTAGAATGGTCATTTACAAATGACAGTGGATTAATAACTCGAACACAAATCAATAATCGCACTATTATAAATCCTAATATTTATATGTTTTCCGGTTGTAAAGATAATCAAGTAAGTTTAGACATGTATAATACAACTAAAAATGAATTTTATGGAGTCATGACAAACTCACTTATTGCTTGTTTACAAAGTAATAATTATACATGCTCTATACAAAAACTGTATTTAGACATTTGTGCTTACATTAAAACAAATAATCCGAATAGTTCTCAACAACCCGGATTTTCGTCATCGTATTTAATACCCTCTTATTATTTTATAAAATCAGATGCGCCAATTTCAATTTTAAATGCAATCCGTGCAAAAACTAAAATACAGAAAATACAAAATAATATACGTTCAAATACTACAACTACTGGTATTAGTCAACAAATGGTTGGTAAAACCTCAATTAATCCGGCATTACTACTTCCAAAAAATTTGCAATTACAATATGCAAAGAAAGTAATAAAACCTCAATTCATGCACTTACGCTAAATTGTTTTACACATCATAATATGGATTATCTCGTATAGTCATACCACAATATTTCTCGGGTGTTTTTTTGTAGTCGGTCGGGTTATGTATTCCGGCTTCTTTTGCATTTTCTAATAAAAATTTGAAATTTTCCCAGAATTCGGATTTGTGACCAATAGATTTAGTCATTGTATGAGAAAGTTCGTGAATAGCAACAAAAGTTAATGTATGTTCATCAATCATATTGTCGGTTTCGCCTTTGACTTTATTTAAACAAAACGCAATTTTCTCGCCTTTATTTTCACTATAGGCCGTATAATTACTGGTGGGGAGTGTTTCCATGACCTTTTGGGGGTTGAAATTTTGAACGAGCCGTTTCACATTTTCTTTGTCGGGATGTTTTTGTTGAGTATATTTGACAAGGGCTTTACATTTTTCAGTAGTTTTTGCAAGAAGGTCGGCCGCATCGCTGAGTTTCTCGCGCTCCCTGACGCAGTATTTATTGCCATCAACCGTGGATACAATACATTTTAATTGAAAATCACTGTTTTGGAAATATATGTATATACAAATGGCAAACACGCAAAATATAATGATATACCCTAAAATATCAAGTTTGTCCATTATATAATATATTAATTTATTAATTTATTGCATTCGCGTTTAATAATATTAAGTCCAACTAAATTTGATCCCACTATACAAACATTCATATTTGATTTTTTCAAATATGTCCGAATAATACTATTAATTTCACCAATACCAATATTTTTATAATATACATCATATAGCTTATTATATGGAACTATATTCTCATCTACAGAATTTGTCAATAATTCAAATCCATTATAAAACGTCTGCAACTCATTATTTTCACTTTTAAATAATTCGCTACCTTGGAAATTCGTATGAATATAATTCATTTCAGTAGTAGTAACTCCATTTTTGCATAAATCATTCAACATTTTTACAATTAAAGGTAAAACTCCCAGTTTTTTACCATTATGTATTAATTTTGTATTATCCAATTCTGCAAATATCGAAAATTCGCCAGAATGCTCATAATAATTATCATAAATATATGATGTATAAGTTAAACCGTTATCTTCCCTCAAAAGTAAAGTCATTCGACTTCCTAAAGTTCCGCTCAAAATGCGCCTTAATAGACCTAATTTATATTTATCTTTATTATATATATTACATGTTCTAAATGACATTAATAATGTCAGCATTTTATGTCCAGACATTTCTTTAAAATTATATTGTATTTCAGTTTGACTAGGTAACAAATATATTTTAGTTTTTTGACTTATCATTTCTGAACTTAAACAATCCGATTTTTGTTTTTTCATAAAATGCGTTTTTTTCACTAATTTAACAACCTCATCGAACTCTAAATTAGTGCCAATACTCAATATCATATTCGATGGTTTGTAATATTCTCGATACATTTTAACAACCTTGTCATAATCAAACGGGATTTTATGATAATCCAGCGTATCAATAGGCCATTCATACGGACTACCTTTATACAATAATTTCATCATCATTTCGTCAATAATAGTTTCAACATTATCAGCATTTTTAATATTTTCTTCAATAACTACATGTTCTTCTTTGGCAAATTTGTTACGTTTGAATGTTGAATTCAATAACATATCTGATAATATATCAATACAATGACCAACATATTGGTCTTGACACCGCACATGAAATTCGGTACATCGTTGTTGTGTAGATGCATTAAATTGTGCGCCAATTTTATTATACTCTGCAAAAATGCTTTTTGATAAGGGTATTTTAGTAGTTCCTTTGAAACACATATGTTCAATAAAATGCGCAGCTCCTCTAATATACGCGGGTTCGTGGATAGAACCTATATCACAAAATATATATATTGATGTTAAAGGAATTGAATTATATGATTTTTCCCATATTAACTTACACCCATTTGTAAAAGTATGTTGTCGAATCACCATAATATTACATTATAGTGATTTTATAATTATTAAATTTTATACATTTTGCTTGTTTTCAGGACTCACATATTACTTCTAAATAATCATTACTGGTTGAAATATACCCCTTATAGGCGTTTGAAATGATAAAAAGTCAAAATCCAAAAAATATTTATCTGGGGCCCTGACCAACCTCCAAAGGCACTCGTCCATAGTCAGCCTCATATGTGCTTTGATTCCATGGTCCAATATCTTTCTTTTCAATAATAGGATCTGAACGTAACTGCAAGTTGGCATTTTTTAATGTTTGACCAATAGTATCTAAACCAATATGATATCCTGCCTGTAATAAATCCGGCATTGCAACCGCTCCATTTCCAATAGGGTTTAGATTTGACCATTGGCTATTTTGATCACTTGGTAATAAATCACTTGGTTGTGCTACAGATTGAGCACTATAGCCAGATGGTGAACTTGATTGAGCAATTGGGCTTGGACCAGTAATAGGGCCAGTAATAGGTGCAGCAAAATCCCCCATTGGCGGTTGTTGTTGTTGTGGCATATTATCTAAACCAGTAGACATTAAATCAAACATGTTTGACTTGGATGATGTATAATATAATGCAATTACACAAAATACAATAAGCACAATAATCGGAATTAAATATTTACCAAAAAATCTGTTTAGTCCTGATTGTATATCTTTAAACATCTTTATATAAACGGAGGATAAAATTATTTATCATTAACGTTTATTCTAAATAGTTATTTATATTTAAATTTTATATATTTGATTTTTCTAAACTATTAATTTTGTTCGTTGATTTATTTTTGTTTTATTCATTGTTTTATTCATTGTTTTATTCTTTGTTTTATTCATTGTTTTATTCTTTGTTTTATTCGTTGTTTTATTCGTTGTTTTATTCTTTGTTTTATTCGTTGTTTTTATTATCTTCATCATTGTTTTCATCATCAAAATTACTGTCTAAATCACTATCATCATCAATTTCATCTAACATATATGTATTTTTAATTCGTTTTGCATCTAAATATGTTGAAAGTGCTAAATTTTTGGCAATTTTTGCCTTTTTTTTGGCCTCTTTATACATTTGATAATAAACATCATTTCGTTTTTTTAATTGAATAACATCATTTTCAGGAAGTTCGTCTAAAGTAAATTCAACCTCAGTTAAATTAGATGAATTTTTTATAGAATTAAAATTGTTATGTGCAAAAATATCATCTTCATCATTTAATTCTAAATTATTTGATTCTAAATTATTTGATTCTAAATTATTTGATTCTAAATCATTTGATTCTAAATCATTTGATTCTAAATTATTTGATTCTAAATCATTATTTATTTTAGTATCATTTACAGCTTTACTTGAATCTAATTTAATTAAATTTTCCGGTGATAAAGTATAAGTAATATTTTCATCTAAATTAAATGGCACATTAGATAATTGTGTTGAAACGGGTTGAGTCAATGTATCAATAGATTGTGATGATTTAATAATGCATTTTTCAAATAAATTTTTGGGTTTTAATACCATTATTTGTTTAAGTTCAATTTCAATTTGAAAACTTCGTGCAGAACATTTAATACCTTGCACTTCCATAATAGCAATAATATTTGTATTATCTTTGATTAGTTCAATATTTACATCTTGTTCATTTTCATCATAAATTTTAAGAGAACTTTTGCCTAAACATATTGGAATATTTGTTCGAGTTGTATAAAATTTACCAGATTTGTAGGTTTTTACTGGAGATAAAAAAGAATTTTCAATATCATGTTTTTCTAAATCTGTTTCAAACCATTTTTCGCGATTTTTAAAAATATATTCTTGGGAATAATTTTCTAAATTTTCCATCCATTGTATAAACTGTTCATGATCATTAGACATTAGTAAGTCACAATACATTTTTTTTCCAGCCTTTATTATACCTTGTTTGGTGTAACATTTAGGAGATTGAATATATAAAGGATTGCCTGATATTTGAAATTTAATGAAATAATTTCCACCTAAAATACTGGTTGGTGGAGATAAAGTAAGATTTTCAAAATTGAATTTTAAATTTGGTTCAAATATTTCTTCCATTTATGTTTTTAAGATATATTTATTACTCAAAGGAACCGAGAGTTCAGCCATACATCTATCAAGCCAATTCATTAAAAAATCCGCGCTTTAGTGTGTATTTTTCTGTAATAGTATATGGGGTATAGCCGTTTGAACCATTCGTTCGTATTTATTCTTAATTTTATCCAAAAAATACAAATTATAATTCAATGAAAAATATAAAAGAATATTGCGTTTCATTTTTACAAAATGAAGATATAAAACGGGAAGTCAGTAATTTTGTATTACCAATTGTAAAAATTGTTTACAATGAAATTTATATATATGTATGGTTTATTTGTATTTATAGTGTTTTGTTATTAGTTATTACTTTAGGAAATTTATTTATTCTGTTAAAACTATTTTATGAAAAACAATTAAATAATTCAGATACAATTTTACCAAATCATATTTTTAATGTATATTAAATATATAATGAAATCATATGGTAATAAATTAAGAGGTGGAGCTGGTGCTGCTGATTTTGCTCAATCCGTATATGGTGAAATTGGTAAACAATATCCGGTATCTGAAACGGATAATTCAATACGCATGAATAAAATGGGAGGTGGAGCTGGTGCTGCTGAATTTGGTCAATCTGTATATGGTGAAATTGGTAAACAACAGGCTGTATCTGCAACGGATAATACAATACGCATGAATAAAATGGGAGGTGGGGCAGTTCCATTAATGCCATCGAATATTATTGGTGGAAATTATAAAAAAAATGGTGGAAATATGTTATCGAATATTTCAGTTCCTGCTGGATTATTGTTAGCAAATACTATATTTAAACGTGGACAAGGAATGAATAAAAGTTTAAATAACAGTGTAAGAAATTTACGTAGATCTGTTAGATTTAAAAAAAATAAATCACGTAGTAGATCAAGAAGAAAAACTAAAAGACGATAAATCAAAATAATTATTAAAATATATATATAAATAATAAAAGATTTATTATGTATAATGGATAATCAACTTGTTTCTTTACAAGAAACACGAATTCAACAAATTAATAAAAAAAAAGAACTTATTGAAAATATTCAAAAATGGACTATAGTTGATGCCCAATTAAAAAAAATCTTGGAAAAATCAAAAGAATATAGAGAAATGAAAAATACACTGTCACAAACAATTTGCAACTATTTACATGAAAATAAGTTACAAAATACCAAGATAGATATAACAAATGGTCAAATAAAAATATATGAAAAAAAAGATTATAGTCCATTAACATTTAGTTATGTAGAAGAATGTTTAGGAAAAATTATTTCAGATAAATCACATGTAGAATATATTATAAATTATTTGAAAGAACATCGTGAAATTAAAACATCATCTGAACTTAGACGTACATATAAAGGTATTGTCCAAGATGAACCTATGTAATATATTATATTCTATAATCTATCAATATTATATATAATGCCACAATATCAACAATCACCACTAAATAAATACATGTATAATAAATTTGAAAATACTGAATTCCAAGCAGAAAACCTCGAACAACATGGTGGTAATAAAGAATTAAATATCGATTATATAAAGGTTGGTGGATATCCAATACAAAATTTAATATATGGTGGTAGTATTGATAGATTTAATAATTTAGTTGTTCCAGTAGGTTTAGTAATAGAAGATTATTCTTTAGATAAATATAATAACGGTAATAAAAAAATAGTGCAAGAAAATAATTATAGTTTAAATAAACAAATAAATGATGATTTATTTGAAAAATTATTTGGAGAAATTGAGATAAAACATACCAATAAAGAAAATAACCCAAATAAAGAAAATAACCCTAATAAAGAAAATAACCCAAAAAAAGAAAATAACCCAAAAAAAGAAAAAAATAAAAGAAAAACGTTAAAAATAAAAAGTTGATTCCTATAAACTAATATTCTGACCATTTATTTTTATTATAAGAATTCAAATTTAACATTTTAGATGCATTATCTTTCCAATATTTAACTTTTGCATCAAGAACTTGATCTTCTAAATTTTTTGGATATGATTTATTTACATTAGCAGACATTCGTAATAAATCATTTTCAGATGCCTTTGGTTTTTTGCCATAACAATTTACTCCAAACTTTACATAAGGATTCGAAATATATCCACCATTAATACCTGGTCTACCACAATCATTTTTATGATTATCCGTTTTTTGCAAAGAATCCCAAGTATTTTTTTGTGTTGGAAATAGAGCCATTTGACCATCAGACCATCCATAATTACACCATTCCCCCCCATTATTATACGAATCCTCAATTTGATCATATGAGGCAAGTTTTGCATCATAAGCACTACAAATTGCTTGAGCATCATCATATGTATACAAATTATTAGTTACATTAAATACCTCATCAATCTGTGGTTTAACCTGGTTATTCGAGATATCATTATTCGATGTATCATTTTTAGATACATTATTATTATTTGAAATATATTGACTACTATTTAACCAATTAATCAAAGAATCTCCTAATAATAAATCAACAATATTAATTCCAAACACATATTTGAAAAAATCCAAGATTATTTGCGTTGCTAACAATATCCACAACTTATTTTCAATAAAACCGATTGATATTGGACGTGTTTCATAAGTCATTGGAACATTACATAAATATACAAATGCATAAAACAATATAATAGATAATATTAGTTCTATAATTGTTTTAGGATCATTCAAAAAATCTTTACTCCATTGTAATATATAACCAAATAAATGGTTTTTATCATTCTCGGACAATGCAAAATAATGAGAAAATAATAAAAATATAAAAACACCAATTACTAAAAAATCTATTGCTTTACTTACTGCAATTTGTGCACCTATTGGATTTTCATTTTTATTAAAATAAACACCTAAGCCAAAATACAATACAAAATATGTTGCTAAAAATAATATAACTAATCCCATATTTGATTGGCTGAATAAATCTGTAATTAAATTTGAAATAATTGCGGAATCGGTATTTAAACTATTATTATTATTATTATACGATTCAGTATTTGATGTTGAATACATAATTTAATATATTATTATATGTTATTTTTTTTGCGATAGAATAAACAATATGCGTTTGGACTAATTATTGTATTTACGGATTTTTCATTAATAATATCAACATTTGTATCATTAAAATGAATCCATTCGTTTTGCGAATTTTTAACATATGACGTATAATGTCCGCCTTGGACACCTCCCATATGATTGCAAACTCCATATAAATCATATATATATTGTGCAGGATTATAACCACTTACATATTTGGATAGGTCCAAATCGGTAATAGGGAAAGGCACGTTATTTTCGATTTTATATGTTCCACAAGGTGAAAATCGTTTTAATGTAATAACCAAAATCTTGGGCAAATTCCAAAATGTAATACGTTTACATATATCTTCTTTTTTACTGGTTTTTTCATTATACCATGCATTATCTTTACTCAATATTTCATATTGAGTAAATACATCTAAACAATCCATAAGAGTAGATGTTTCATTTGGAATTGGTAAATCTAACATAAAAAAATTCTCGGGTTTAATAGAATGTATCGTATTTCCATCAATTGATTTTATTTCTGATACATAAATTCCGTAAAAAAATCCCATAATTTCGGAATATTCTTTTTCATAAATGCTTTTTAACATTTTATAACATTCGATCGCCATTTTATCAATATCATTTTCAATATTTCCTAAAATACGCATATGTATACCTCGTGAAATACTATTATGCATACATTCAATCATAAATAATAAAAATTCAGGCATATCATTTTGAGCCCAACCTGTAAAAAGTTCTTTGCCTTTTTCTTTTGCTAACTTATGAACATTATATATAAATCGGTTTGGTGATATAACACCATTATTATCCCATAAAAATTTATGTAATTCAATCCATTCAGTTAATATAATAGAATCTGGTATATCAGTTTTTAAATGTTTTATATGTGCATTAGATAATAAAAATTCACTGAGTTCATATGTATGATTTAATACTTGTAAACTTGCATTTAAAAAACACGTATTTCCAAGATTTGCTAGTCCGGTATAACCTTTTTTATGATATTTTGATAAATCCATTTTAATAATATAAAGATAAGTGTATATATCAATTTATCTTTATATTCTATGTATAACTCTAATTTACAAAATCAGAGATTGTCTACATTGGATAATTTAATTTATGAATATAATCGTAACATGCGTGAATATGGACAAAATATAAATGGGTTAATTTATACACTTAATAATATTCAACCTATAACTCCATTACTCGTAAATCCATATGTAAATTCAATATGGACAAATACAGTTAATGAGAATGATCCAAATTATGTAACAAATGAGAATGATCCATATTATGTTTCAAATGCAAATAATCCAGATAATATAACAAATTCAAATTGGTCAGAAAATACGAATCACCATGCAACCAATAACCATGCAACCCATCCAACAAATCACCATGCAACAAATCACCATGCAACCAATAACCATGCAACAAATCACCATGCAACAAATCACCATGCAACAAATCACAATCCAACAAATCACCATGCAACAAATAACTATGCAACAAATCACAATCCAACAAATAACTATGCAAACCATCCAACCAATCACAATCCAACTAATAACCCATATACAACAAATCATAATCCAACTAATAATCAATCCACAAATATTTCTACTATATATGATATATTGTCTTATATTATTTATCCAGTCAATGAAAATATAACTGGACAACCGACTTTAAGTCAGAATAATAATTTAACAGATGATCAAATTAATTTTGCAACTGAAAATATTACATTTAATGAAATGTTACCGCATCAACCAATTGAAGTGCAATGTCCAATTACTATGGAAACTTATATTAATGGTGATGAATTACTAAGAATAAAACATTGCAGTCATACATTTAAAAAAAATGCATTAATAAATTGGTTACATCGCGATTCTCGTTGTCCACTATGTAGATATGATATTAATAACTATATTGAGCATGAAAATTATAGTGATGATAATTATAGTGATGATAATTCCAATGAAGATAATTCTAATGAAGATAATTTTCCATAAATTTATTATAATATTTTATATTATTACACCATACATACAAAAAATGATACAAGTCTTATTTTTTGTATGTTCAAGTCGCCGACAAAAGAATTTTGTAAGAACGCAAAGATTCCCAAAATTCATTTTGGTCGGTGTAATATAAACCACTGAGGATTTAAACCGTTGAGGATTTAAACCGTGACACTTTATTGTTCCGTTTTTACATTTTGAGGGACATACAAGATTAATCCAACCTACGATTGGATTCGATCTAAAACGAAAATGGAACTTTGTTCCATTTTAATTCGGTATAAATTCAAATTTATCTTGGTGCAAAGAACGATGTAATCGGTTGTATACGTTGATTGTCATTACTAATTTTTGTCAAAACCTTATTAAATAATAAGACTTTGACTTTTGCAGAACAATATTTTTCTTTTTTCTTCATAAATATTTCCAGGTCGCTATTTTCTTTTTCTAATTCACTAATATCTTTTTTATATGTTTTAATTGCTGCAGATTTATTTTGAATTGTCCATATTTGTTCCAGTGCTAAACCAAACAATTGTTGCAATGGTTTCATCAATTGATTTGTAATATAGAATGTATAATCCAAAGGCAATTGTTCTTGTAAAATATAATCCGTTGTTTCTATTTTTTCACCTTGTAATGCTTTTTTATCCGTGCTCACAATATGCACGAATTTCATACGGTCACCCGGTTTCGGTTTATTTCCGGGATCGCGTTTTGCGATACGATCCGCCAATACTGCATGAGCTATTTGTTTTGGATTTTTATAATATCCTCTTAAAGCTTTTGTTATAGTTAATTTATCCATCGGCACATTACCGGCAGTCAATTCACCTAATGATTGTTCCAAGAATGTCATTGCTTTTTGTATATTGTTTTCTTTCATCAAAATATTCAAAATACCGCCATATGTATCTTTCAAATAATCGCACGAATCGCGGCGTTTTAATGATAGACCCATATATTTCATTTTACCTTTTTTCGGGTCGGTTTCATACAACATTCCAACATAACGTTTTTTTGAAAGCAAAATAAAAGGCATCAATGTTTTTTCATATGATAATTCCATTGGCGGTTTTAACCATTGTGTGCATAAATGTGCAGCATCTTGTGCAATTTCAATAGTTGCTTCAAGCGCTTTTTCGCCGCGTATTTGTTTACCTGTTTTTGGATCTTGTAAATTAAATGTAAAGAATACACTATCTGTATTATGAACTATTAAATTACCAATACCAGCAGCAAAATGATGATTTTCAGTTGTTAAATCATATACATATCCCTCATATGGTATTATAGTTTTATATTTTATTGTTGTTGAACTAATATGTTCAGATTCACTAAAATACAAAGCAAATTCATCATTTTGTTTTTTGAATATACTAATATATTGTCCGGTAGATTGCACATGTGCACATATTTTTGCTAAATTTAAATGATTTTTAGATGAAACTCCCGATGATATTTTTGTATTTAATAGAAAATTATTTAGGCAATATGATTCAAGCGGTATTTTATGATGTAATAATTTCATATTGAATTTAACATCATTTGGCGATATTTCTTGTCCATCTGGTAAAAGTAGTGAATGGTCGTCCGTTACATCAACTAGACCGCTTGATGTCATTATACGAATCATTTTTTTATGCGATGCTAATTCATGCCGAATTACGCGATATAGTGGGGTCCATCCAGATTCGGTCCAAGATTCTACTCCCGATAATTCACAAAATTCTTTATCTTGTTTACCCGGTTCAGATGATTGAATCCATAAACTTTTGCCATATCTATCCGCCAATTCATCAATTGCACAAATTACCAATTCGCCATTATATCGTATATAAACTGGGCAGTAATTTGCAACACTGTCGCCATATACATATTCCGCTTTTGTTAATACAGGTCCCATACATGTTGTATCATATTCCATATCACCATAAACTTCCTCAATAATCCGTTTTGCATAAATAATCATCATTCGACCAGTTGCTGTAGTTGATGCGGCAACGTCTTTCTCATAAAACGTGGATGTTTTTGCACCACACTGACCATATAATGAGTTTGCAGTTACTTTATATCCAAGTTGTCTTTTATCCAAGATATTCTGCATAAATGGATCTTTTTCCGTTTTAATAAGTTTGCGTGTATCAGAACGAGCTTTTAATAATTCCTCCAAGATTGATGGCATAATTGATTTTTGACCATTCGGTAATTGCGCCCATCTACACAATTTTTTACCAACTTTGGTTTTGACCGCTTTAGCTGCTGGACGTTCTGGATTTCGCAAATATTTGAATGTATCAAATTCAATATCAACATACTGATATCCAGGCAAGTTATCATATATATATTTTCCATCAATTCTTTCTCCGGTTTCATTAATTACTTTTCCACTCAAATTATATTCTATTGTATATACTTTACTATCATGCGAATAATTCTGGCTAATCATAGATGATGGATATAATGATGCATAATCAACACATGCTACTGGGTTGTCCATATACATTGAACATTTGGGTGGAAGAACAATTGCGCCCTCATAACCATCATAATCTTGATAATTTTTTTCTAAATCGGGCATTAATGTATTTTTTTCCCTGCATTTTTTAGCAACATAACTTGTTAATTTAATTCCTTGACCGCGAAATACCAAGAAACTAATTGGAACACTGCAAATATTAGACATTTCAACATATCCGGTTAAAACGTCTATTTTATTCATTAAGTGATGAACTAAATTACAATCTTGAATACAATATTTTGCTACAATAGCTCTATCTGCAGATGAACCATTTGTTAAACGAAATATATCTTGTGGAGATACATCATCTTTTGCTACATTCCATTTAACTGTTTTTGATAAATCCAGTTTTTCATGGCCCCGAATTGATATAATATTATATGTTACTGTTTGTTCTTTTCCTTTAACATTTTCCAAGATTTGTCGATTTTCAATATTGAGAACTTGGAATTTTTGCCCATTTTTATAATAATCTGACGTGAATCCCGAAATTTCAATATGAATAAAATCATTGACATGTAAGCCTGTGACATTTCCACTATATAATTCGGTTATTAATTGACCATCTGGATCTTGTGTATGCACTATACGTTTAATATCATCACTAATATATTGACCCACTACATCATCCAATTTATATGACGATAAATTAAAATCGCGTCTAAAATAAGTATACATATCTATTTGTAATCGCCCGGTCATTTTTGCAAATCGTAAATCATATTCACCGGTTGCTAATACAATTTTGGTATTTTCTATTGATAATTCGCGGGTTTCTTTGGATTCTTTAGCGCAAATTTCGTCAATCTTGCGAGATAATTGTAAAAATATACGGTCACAGTGATTTTCCTGTGCACGTCTAAACATAAACTCATAATCAAACCCGAATATATTATATCCAATAATAATATCCGGATTTTCACGTTGAATTAATTCAGTCCATTTTAATAATAAATCGGTTTCAGTTGTAACGGTTTCAATAACTACATTATTAACGGGATCACATGAATTTAAAACAATACAATGATTCAAATATGGTTCAGGTTCTCCATATCGCATAAATGTAGATCCAATAAATGTTACTTTATCTCCTTCTAATTGTGGGAAAAGTCGTGTCATAACGTCATTTATAATTTGAATTTGTTCATCACGGCTATATGAATCTGATGCTAAAAGATCAATAATTGTGCTTGTTTTTTGAATTTTTGTAGATTTTGTCAACTTTTTTGTATATTTTAAAGCAGCATCTTCATCTATATCTGGTGCATCATCATCATCATCGTCATCAGAGTTATCGCCGTTATTTCTACATAAACCGGTTGATCCATTTTGTTGATTTTCTGCATCTTCTTTCATTTGTTCGAAAATAGATTCAATTGTTATAAGTCGTGAATTATCCTCATCTTTATTTGCTAATTTTGCTTTTTCTAAAGGCAGATCTAATAATGTGCGAATTAGACCAAGCACTTTTTCTTTTGATGGAATATTTTTTGGATAAACTAAATCAATATCTTCACATTTTGCTAAATTAAATGCTGTTAATATTATTTTTTCCAATAATGTTTTGCATTTATTCAAATCAGTCATACATCCAGTATTATATTGTCCTTGATAAACATCTACCAAATTTGTGGCTAAACGTTTGTATGTTTTGACAGGAATTGGAAAATCACCATGTGAGCTACTTGCCTCTATATCAAAACTACATATTTTATATGGTACACGCGTTTCTTTTGCAGGTAAAGGTTTTAAATCCGCTAAATTACAAATATATTCATATGTACATGTTGTTTGACGCTCTAATGGTATTCCGACTTTTTGACTTGGAATAAATACCCAACCAGATGGACTAACATTATGAATATGAAAATACCGTAATAATGGAGGTATAGAGCTTTCGTATAATTCTAATTCAACTGTTTGTGAAATAAGTGGCGTCATAATACGTTCTGATGTTGTGCTATTTTTGAAACGTTTTTTGTATTCATACCAGAATCCTTTAACTTTATTCATAGTGGCTTGATTTTTAAACACTAATTTAACAAATTTGTGTTTTTTTCCACCGGAAAATCCATATAGTTTATGATATTCAACTAATTCAGCCGTTAAAATACTCGATTTTTGGAATTTTGCAAGTTTTTCTCGGAGTTCGGTTAAAAGTTGATCCGCATTTTCTTGATTCCAATTATCTGCGCCTTTTACATAAAAGAATGGTTGGAAATCTGGGATATAAATTGCACATGTTTCTCCATTTTCAGAAATACCAAACATTTGAATTGTAAATTTAGATGTATCTTTTAATTGTCTATATTGTGTATTATCTTCATCCGAATCTTGTTCTAAATCGGAATTGTCATCATATATATGGAAATCAATAAGTTTAAATGATTTGCCAACAATTGGGCGTTTAATTTTAATAATTTTTTTTGATAATTCAATTTGCGGTTTATTTGATTGTATTGACATACTCATATTATTATAGTTTTATTTTTAGATTATTTATTGATTATAATTAATAATTATAATCAATTTTATAGTGAATATGGTTAAATTATATCTTAGACAAAATTTTTACAAGTTTTTTTAATGTTTAACAATATAAATTTTACACCATTTAACATTTCAAATGCCGACCCTTAATGGTCAGCATCTTTGAATGTGATTTGGTAAATGTTACTTTATATCAGAGAAATTGCCTACGGCGATTTCAGGTTATATAAATAGGTTAAAAGGTGTATAATCTTTGTTCTTATGTGTAATACTTATAATAAAAAAATAAATATTGAATTCATCGACGGTGTAAATCATATACACCTTTTTTTAAATTATCCTCATTTTCTATAGCTTTTTTCTTTTGTTTTTCTGCATTTTTTAATTGGGATCTAATTTTATCTATTTGTTTATTTTTTTCTGTTACTATATTACTTTTATTATTAACAACATCAGTAGATGTATCAAGATCGGTTGACGCTTTAATATGGTCAGTTGCGGTTATATTAGCGTTTGTTAAAGCAGTAATAACCTTTAATGCTGCATTTAATTTAGTATTAGCACGATCAAGATCATTATTGCTGACATTTAAAAATTTTGTTAAATTATTTACTTTATCGGTTAATTCATCATATAGTGTTTTTGCAGTTATAACTTTAGTATTTGCACGGTCAGCATTAGCAGCAGAACTTTCTGACGCTGCTGATGCATTATTTAATTTAATTAGTGCTGCAGATTTTGCTAATGCGTTATCTTGAGCAGCTTTTGCTGCTGCTTTATCTTGGGCAGCTTTTACTGCTTTATCTTGAGCTTCTTTTACTGCTTTATCTTGGGCAGCTTTTACTGCTTTATCTTGAGCAGCTTTTGCTAATGCTTTATCTTGGGCAGCTTTTGTTGCTGCTGCTGCTGCTGCTGCTTTATCTTGAGCGTCTTTTACTGCTTTATCTTGGGCAGCTTTTGCTGCTGCTGCTTTATCTTGAGCGTCTTTTACTGCTTTATCTTGGGCAGCTTTTGCTGCTGCTACGTTATCTTGGGATTCTTTTGTAGAGTTTTTTATAGAGTTAGATGTGGATTTAAAGTCGTTTATACTAAACTGTTCTGTTAAACCTGTAATAGTTGGCTTTGTATAACCTTGTATGAAATTGTATGGCTTTACATAAAAATGATTACCAATAAATATTATAAAACAAATAATTAAAAATATATATATATAATTCTTCATTATTTCTAAATATTATATTATATTATATTATTATATTACGGTAGTGCATTATATGCAGATTTTGCAGTTATCTCCAATTGTTTTGCAACTTGTGCATTTGATGAAGCTGTAATAGCGGTTTGTTTTGCTTGTTCTAAATCAAATGCTGCTTTATTTGCATTTTGCTTTGCTTGTGATAATTCATCGCTTGTATTTTGAACCTGGTTAGTTAATGTTATTACATTAGCTGATGCATCTGTTAGTTTTTTTTGAGCTTCTGACATGGTTTGTGAAAAATTTGATATAGTATTAACTGATTGTATTAATTCATTTGATGATGAACCATCATTTCCTTCTTGTAATCCATTTATTTTAATTTGAATAGCTAAAGAACCAATTATACAAATTATTAAAAATACAATTATATACATGTTTATCCATTTTATCATTTGATATTATATATTATATAATATCATTAAATTATGTAATTGAATAATTATAAAAATAAAACAAGTGATACATTCAATAATATAAAATATTGAATGTATTTTAGAGTTTATTTTTTATCAGTTTGTTTAAGATGTTTTTTATCAGGTTGTTTATCAAGTTGTTTATCATGTTTTTTATCAGGTTGTTTATCAGAACCATCATGGAAACCTTCTCCAAAACCATATCCAATTTGACTAATAACTAATGATCCCACTATACAAAGACTCAAAAAACAAATTGCACCACATTTTTCACTACTAAACATTATATATTTATACTATATTTTATTTTACTTTCTATGTTTTACACTTTGTTTACGTTTACTTTGTTTACGTTTACTTTTATTATTATATTTGCCACCAACTGAATTACTATTTAAAAACCATTTTTCCATATCAGGAGCTTTGCGATTGCCATTGTAATATTCCACTTTACCATTTATTATTTTATATATAGTAGGAAACCCATTTACTATTAATTTTGGATTTGAACCAGAAACAAACATTTTATTGATTTTTTCAATACTGGTTTTCGAATTTTTATCATCAATATCGCTAAATATGTATTTATTTGGAAATTTATTTTCAATATTATTTTTCATTACATTCCATTCAGGTTTTAATATTTGACAATGTCTACACCATTCAGCATATACTTTTCCTATAACTATTTTAGATTGTAATTGTTTATTAGTTACATTATTATTTGAATTTGGCATTTTTTTTTGTGTATATCTAACTGAACGCACATTATTTGAATTTTTTCCACCAAAATCAAAAAATTTGCCAAACATTATATAATATATTCAGAAATGAATTTACATTATTTGATATTTATGCTATAAAATTTTTTATAATATAAATATATAATCTAATATGAATAATAATAAAACAATAAAAATATTATTTCATATATTTCTATTATTTGCATTTTTAGCCGGAATATACGTATGTTTAACTGGTGATATATATAAAAGTTTGTATAAAGTCGAATCAATGGATATGGGTGAATTAAATAATGAGGCAACCGTTACAAATAAAAATGCGACTGAATCATGTCCTGACTTATTAATAAAAAAGGGTAATTCATTATTATTATATAATACTAAAATGCTAGAAGTTGACGGTGTAAATCCTCTACCATTCAAAAGTTTAGATGATTATATTAAATATATGGATGTTAAAAAACAAAATGGATCACAATGTCCTGTTTTATTTTTACAACAAGAAAATGATGTGCAGGGTAAAGATGTATTTCGTATGAGGCCAAGTCCATTTTATGTAGAAGGAGGTCTACCCCCATTACCTATGCAAATACATGATAATGCAGTAATACAAAATATAGTAGATGCATCTCGTGAAAATCCACCATATAATGCTAATAATTATGCCGGGTTTGATCCTTATAACTATGATATAGGTAGATTTTCGAATATAGATCAAATACACAAATCAACAATGGACGATATTAGTGATGCGTCTGGTAATTTAATGAGTGATAATCCAATGGATTCTAATTGGGGCGGTATTGCAGTAACACGACGAGCAGTTGAATCTGGAAAATATGCAGAAAATGAGGTTAGACCAGTTATGTATCCCAAATTGGTTAAATAATAACTTAATTATTGCATTTTTTATACTGTTTCGCGTTTATCAATTAAAAACTGTTTCACACTTTCAATACAGGTTTTGCTAATTTTACGCGTTTTTCCATTTAATTCGTAAGATGTATTATTAAGACATTCGGGATTTTTATCGAGTTCTTGCATTAATCTTGGAAAAGATGGATATAGTTTCATAATAGCTTGTGCAGTTACTGAACTAATTCCAGGTATTTGACTTAATAATATTTCTCCTATATTTTCAGGAGTAATATTATCTTTTTTTACTTTTTTTACAAAATTAACATAATTTTGTGGCGGTGTTTGAGGTTCATCAATAATAAGTTGGTTAGTAAAACTAACGATTGGTGCACAAACCTCATTTTGCGATTCATTGTAAATAGGTGTATCAACTAATATTGGTTTGACTGGTTGTTTTAAATAAGCAGGAATAACACCTTTTGTAAAATTTCGGTCGATTTTATCTGAAATCCAAATAATTATTTCTGCGGTTTCTTGGACAGAATTTGTTCGAAATACACTAAAACCTTTAAAAAAGTTGAGAGATGCAATTGATGAATATACAATTTTTTTTTCCATTATACTACGCAATTGACCAGTGGTGCCTTCAATAATATATATAATATTATGTGGAACTAGACCAGATGCATGTAGTAAACGGTGCGATTGTTCTTCATATCTCCCATCTTTTATACTAGCCAATAAATCGGTTAAAGATTTGCGTTCAATAATACAAACGGGTTTATCTTCATCAGTATTTATTAATATATCACCTAAAGGTATTACTTTTTTGCTTAATTGTACATTTGTGCAATTTCCGTCTAAATTTACAATGGAATAACATTTTTCATATAGTGTTTGTTCACGTTCATCAATAATTACTTTCATTTTGTTAGATTAACAATATAGTGTATCTTGGAATAACATTATATTGTTTTTATAAATCATTTGTCTGACCAAAATGAATTTTAGAACGCTATGTAAGGTGACTTGACTCATTTTTATTTATGTCAGGTATAAATGCAATAAAAATATTTATTACATACGTGCATAAGATGCGGGTGGATGATAACCAATACCTTGAGATTGGTTTACATGTGGATTTGCAGTAAATTGCAATTTAGTCAAACTACAACAACGCAATGGTGATATTTTAGGATTGCAAGTATTGATATAAACGGATGACCATGAATCACGACCAATCATATATGGAAACCCCGCTTTTTTATTTCCACCTCCTTGGTTAACATCGGTATATGCATTTGATCCCATTCTACTTCGACTTGATGATGAAAAATAATTATTTGAAGACATTATATAATTAATATATATAATAAATATTGTTATATTAAAGTTTGCTAAAATGTTTCTAAAATGTTTCTAAAAAAGTTTTATATAATTGAATATTTTCTATTTTAATTCTTTAATGGAATATAAATATGTAATAAACTAAATAATAAATCAAAATGGTATAAACCCAAAATACTATACTATGTATACAATTTCATTTTATTTTATGAATAACATGAACACTACTATTAATTATGGAGATGATGATATCCGTATTGAAAAAAATCAATTTGGAATTGATACTTTTATTTTTGATCCATACAATAATCAAAATGTTGCAATTACGGAAAAAGATATTCTAAAAATCCTAAATACCTATGGAATAAATGTTTCTATTCAAAATTTCGAATTATTTAAACGTGCATTTATTCATCGATCATATATTAAACGCCCTACTTTAGAAAATGAAAAGAATAATATAGTAATTGTTCCTAAACCTAATGATTGTTTGCCTTTATATACAAAATCAAATGAACGATTAGAATTTATTGGAGATGGCGTTTTAGAATGTATTACTAAATATTATTTATATCGCCGATTTCCAAAAGAAAATGAGGGGTTTATGACAGAAAAAAAAATCGCATTAGTCAAAAATGAGGCAATTGGAAAAATGGCTTACGAAATGGGTCTGCATAATTGGATTATATTATCTAAACATGCCGAATTAAAACAGACCAGAACTAATCTCAAAAAATTGGGTTGTTTATTTGAGGCATTTTTAGGTGCATTATTTTTAGATAGTAATAAAATTGAGATTAAAGATGAAGATGGATGGTTTGCAAATATATTTAGCACAGGACCAGGTTTTCAAATAGTGCAGATTTTTGTTGAAAATGTATTTGAAAAACATGTAGATTGGATCAGTTTAATTCGAAATGATGAAAATTATAAAAATATATTACAGGTTCGAATACAAAAGGAATTTAAAGTTACTCCGGATTATTTAGAGGTTTCTTTACATAACCAAGAAACGGGATATCATATGGGTGTTTATTTATGTTTAGGGCAACCACTACATATGGTATCTACTGCAAATTCAATGCATATTTCGAATTTCAAATCTTTCCAAGATATACATTCATATATGGCAATTCATGGTAAAATTTTTATATTTTTAGGAGAAGGTATTCATAAAATTAAAAAAAAGGCGGAACAAATTGCTTGTGAAAATGCTTTATTCTCACTAACGCATCTATAATTACAGGGTCAGATGCGACCTTTGGTCGCATCAACCTTAACACGCCATTTGGGCGTGTTTGAGGAACCTACGTTCTGTCACCTTTGGCTAAGAACGTTAGTCAGATGTTCAAATAATGCAATTGTTGGTTGCATTATTTGAACTTTATGTTCCCTGTATCTCTGTAATATATATATATATATTAGTATTATGAACGCGGTATTAAATTTAGAACAATTAAAACAAAAACATGCTCCAAAAATGAAATCTGAAATAAAGATTCACATTTTAAAACCCGCAAAAGAATTAGCAAAAGAATTAAAAAAAGAATTAGCAAAAGAATTAGCAAAAGAATTAGGAGAAGAATTAGGAGAAGAATTAAACGATGAACCGGCAAAAGTAGTTGTTATTGCAAATGATGACGATTTAACGGATCCATATGAGAAAAATCCAATAAAACGTGTTCCGGTAATAAAAGATTTACGCGGAAAAACAAAAATAGATAGAGATGTAATATTAAATCGCATTCATGCGCACTTACCAATTAATCCTATTAATAAAATAAATACAATACTTAAAATTGGCGAGGATCTTGAATTAAAAGAACTTAATTTAGATGATGATTCGCTATTTAAAGTTCCAGAAAATCCAAAATCATTACATCAAACTGAGGTTATTGAAAAAGAACCCATTATAGTTGAACCTACTACCGGTGAATCCGTAATTATTAAAAAGAAAAAAGCAGTTGTAAAAGCATCTGACCAAGAATTAGATACAGGTATTCAAGCTAAAGTTGTAAAACGGAAAAAAATGGTTAAAACAGATATTCCTCCATCAACCGTTGATTTTATGGCAGTTAAAATTGGCCAACATTTTATTAGTGACAGATTACCTCCTACAAAAGAAAAAATTATTATACAAGCATCTCAATATTACATGAATAATCGCAAAATATATATAAAACAATTAGCCGATTTGTTTAGACCATATCGAGAAGAATTGGCTGAAAATGCAGAAAATATTTCATGCAAAACCAGTTCAAAAATTAAAAATTTTGATTTACTGACTCATCAAAAAATTGTGCGAGATTATTTAAATATATATACACCATATAGAGGTTTAATATTATATCATGGACTTGGATCTGGTAAAACATGTTCGTCAATTGCACTTGCTGAAGGTATGAAATCGCATAAACGCATATTTATAATGACACCAGCATCACTTAAAATGAATTTTTTTAGTGAAATTAAAAAGTGTGGAGATTTATTATATAAAAAAAATCAATTTTGGGAATTTGTATCAACTGAAGGCAAACCAGATTACATTGATGTCTTGGCAAAAGCATTGCAATTACCAATAGAATATGTGCGATTAAATAAAGGTGCTTGGTTAGTTGATATATCAAAACCCGCAAATTTTGCTGATTTAGAAACAGATAAACAAACCGAAATTGATGAACAATTAAATCAAATGATTAGAACCAAATATACTGATATTAATTATAATGGATTAAATCAAAAAAAACTTGAATTATTAACTGGCGATTTTACGCGTAATCCATTTGATAACTCGGTGGTTATTATTGATGAAGCTCATAATTTTGTAAGTCGTATTGTAAATAAATTGCCAAAAAGTTCAACACCAGCAGCAATTGAAGCTGCTAAAAAATCAATTTCATATATGTTATATGAATACTTAATGGATGCAAAGAATGCGCGTATTATATTACTTACTGGAACTCCTATTATTAATTATCCGAACGAAATTGGTATTTTGTTTAATATTTTGCGTGGATATATTAAAACATGGACATTTCCAGTGCGTGTTAAAACCACAAATATTGTAAATCGCGATTCAATATTGGATATGTTTGATAATGAAAACTTTCGGACATTTGATTATGTTGAATATAGTGGAAATAAATTAACGGTAACAAGAAACCCTTTTGGTTTTATAAATACCAAGAAACGTGGTCCTGTAAGAGAAAGAGGGGGTAATTCTAATAGTAAAACAAAAAAACACAATAAATCAATAAATCTTGATAAACATAATAAAACAAAAAAACATGGTAAACAATTAGTTGATAATGATACAGACAAATCTATTTATAATATTGATAATGGAGTTATTAAAATAAATCCAAATTTTGAAAAAAAAATAAATATTAAAATTCAAGAAGATAATTCACATACTAAAGATGATATGGATACTTGGAATCAATATAATAAAAATCAATATACGGGTGACAATGAACCGCATCAAGGAGGTAAACCAGACAAAAAAAGTAAACCAAACCAAGAAAGTAAACTAAACCAAGAAGGCGGTGAAGGAACTGAGGTATTTGACCGTTATAATGGTGTGCGTTTGGATGACACGGGAAATATTACAGATGCAGAATTTGTAGCTACAATTAAACGCATTCTTGGAAAAAACGACATTGAAGTTATTGATAGTGGAATTAAAATTGTAAATAATAAAGCATTACCGGATGATTCTGAAACATTTATGGAAACATTTATTGAACCTGGTGCAAAAGAAATGAAGAATGAAAATGTATTTAAACGCCGAATCTTAGGTTTAACATCATATTTCAGAAGTGCTCAAGAACAATTATTGCCACAATATATATTAAATGAACAGGGCGGTATTTTTCACACGGTTCGAACAGAAATGTCTGAATATCAATTTGGAATATATGAGGAAATTCGAAAAGAGGAAGAAGATAAAGCCAAAGCTATAAATAAGAAAAAACGACAACAAGCCAAGAAAGGAGATGACCTATTTCAAACCGCATCTACATATAGAATTTTTTCAAGAGCTTGTTGTAATTTTGCATTTCCAGACCCACCTGGACGGCCTAAACCAAATAAACATGTTGCTGGATTAGTCGAAAGTAAAGAAGGTGCAGAACCAGCACAAGAAGATATAGATGAAAATGAATTTGATGCAGTTCCTCTAAATCTTAGAACATTAGGAGATGATTATGCAACAGAAGAGGATACTGAAAAATTTGCAGAATTGGATCAAGGTAAACAATTGGATTATCAACAACGCATTGGCCATGCACTAAAATATTTGGAATATAATCCCGATTCGCCAAGAGAGCAAGAATTTTTAACACCTGAAGCATTAGAAACGTATAGTCCTAAATTCTTGAGTATCTTGGAAAATTTATCCGATGAAGATAATCAAGGCCTACATTTAATATATAGTCAATTTCGAACAATTGAAGGTGTTGGTATTTTGAAACTTATATTAGAAGCAAATGGATATGCCGAATTTAAAATACAAAAAGGTGCAACTGATGATTCTTGGACAATAGTTGAATTGCCTGGAAAAGATGATTTGCCTAAATTTGTTCTATATACAGGAACTGAATCAACAGAGGAAAAAGAAATCATCCGTAATATTTATAATGGTGATTGGGAATATGTTCCTGCATCAATTACTGCAAAATTACGAGAAAAATCAGAAAATAATATGTATGGCGAAATTATAAAAATACTTATGATTACGGCATCGGGTGCAGAGGGAATTAATTTGAAAAATACGCGATTTGTTCATATAGTTGAACCATATTGGCATATGGTGCGTATAGAACAAGTTATTGGTAGAGCCAGACGTATTTGTTCACACGAGGATTTACCCGAAGAATTGCGAAATATTAAAGTATTTTTATATTTGTCGATTTTGCCTAAAGATTTGAAAACAAATCGGGAAAAGTTTACAAAACATATTGAATTATTGAATCGCGATGTAAGTCGATTGGATAATAAAGTATCTCTTACAACAGATGAAACCTTATTTGAATCTGCGACTATTAAAGATACAATTAATCAACAAATATTAATGGCTATGAAAGAAACTGCTATGGACTGTAGTTTGTATTCCAAGGGAAATAAATCAGAGGATTTAGTATGTTATGGATTTGGAAAAGTTACATCAAACCAGTTTGCATCATATCCTACATTTGAACAAGACCAAGGAGAACGAGATGAGGTAAATGTTAAAAAACAAATACTAAAATTAAGTAATGTAACATTAAAAGGTGTTAAATATGCTTGGAATGAAGCAACAAATGAATTATTTGATTATGAAAGTTTCCAAAAATCCAAAAAAACCGGTGAAGACTTGTTATATGTTGGTCGATTGGTAAGAGATGGTCCAAGAAAATTTCATATAGATACTGAAACTGGCAGAGTGTAAAGTTTTATTGAAATATATATGAAATCATACGTTCATATATTTTGTTTTTATTTCATATATTATTTATGTTTTCTTGATTTACAATTTGATTTATATTTATATTTATGCGTTTTATTATTACCACCTTCAATTGTAGGTTGATCTTTTATTAATTGAAATAATGTTTTAACATGTGCAATATATTCAGCTTTATTATAGACATATACTCTGTCTGGTATAATTTCAACAATAATAAATAAAATTATATATGTACCTCTATCTTTATGAAAATGTTCTACATATCTATAATTAGATGGTCCTTTTAATACTTCAGCTTCCCAACTTGATGATGGTGATATATAAGCAAAACCAGAGTTTCCATTATACTTTTCAATAAATATAATTTTTAATTTTGGAATATTAGTTGTTGGTATAGGTATAGGTATATTATATTGATCATATAATTCCATTAAATCCGTATTGGCTATATCAAACATTCTATCATATGAAAAATGAATAGCTACGCGTAGGTCAAGTGTAAATGATTTTAATGCAATAAATAATGGTCTATGTTTAAGTGTTGTTATCATTTCATTTGATATTACATTTGGCGAAACACCTGAATATAATAATATATTATTATCAAACTCTGATAAGATTCTATTAATATTACCACCATTTATATCATTAAATTTATTAATATTTTCAAATAAATCTTGAATACTGTTTATTGTATGGTTATATGCTTTTAAAAGGGTTTTATATCGTTCATCATCTTTTCTGGTTATGGTATTTAAATAATCTATCAATAGTTTAGGTATATACATTTTTTTTTCAAAAATAGTCAATGTATAATCAAATGAATTAATATCAAATGTGTCGGGATATTCGGGATTTTGTCTATATTCATATATTATTTTATAGTTTGCTTCTTCTTCAAATGATGGATTGTCTGGTATTTGTTCCAATTCACGTATTAATTCTATTAATTTATCAAGTGGATTACTACTACACCGCCCTAATATTAAGTTACTTAATTTTTTTACTTGAAAAATATTTGAAAAACAATTATAATCAATATCTAATAATTTAGTAACTTCCATTTCAATATCTGATATATCTGCTTTTTCAGAAGGTTGCGTTGATTTCAACCGTGTTTCAAATGCTTTCACGGATTTAATACGAGGTTTTTGTTCTAAAGTGTAGTAATCTAAATCAGCTGTATCTGGATATTTTTTTTTAAACTCATCTATTAAATCTTTAGTAAAAGCCGACATTATACCTAATCTATATTATATTTATAATTTAAAATAATATATAATTCTTTTAAATTATATATAAAAACAACGCGTTAATTTCATTTATAGAAGAATGAACGAAGAAAATAATGTTCTTACAATTAAAACAGTTCAAATTCAACCTATACGTAATATGATTACGGCAATTAAAGACATTTTAACTGATGCTACTATGACTTTTACTAAAGATGGTCTAAAGATTATTAATTTTGATAAAACTCATACAATCTTAGTCAATGTTGTTCTAAATGCATATAGATTTGAACAATATACATGTAATCCTGATAAAATTATTGTTTGTGCAAATACTCTACACTTATTTAAAGTTATTTCTACAATTTCAAATGATGATACATTATCAATGTATATTGAAAATACGGATTATCACGATGGTATTGTATCGCATTTGGGTTTACAATATGATAATGGCGATATTAAACAGTGCTATAGTCAAAAATTGCGTTTAATTGAACCCGATAATGAAGAGTTAGTTGTTCCTGATGTAGAATATTCAACTGTAATTAATTTACCTACATCGGATTTTCAAAAAATTATTCGTGATTTGAATGGGATTTCAGATCGTATTGAAATTAAATCAGTGGGAAGTGATTTAATATTTTCTTGTGAAGGCAATTTTGCAAGTTCTAAAATTTATCGTTCAGAATCAGATGGATATATGGAGTTTGTTCAAAAACCGGATGCGGCAACTATTATTCAAGGGGAGTTTTCTTTGAAAAGTTTGTCGCATTTTATTAAATGTACGCCTTTGTGTAGTCATTTAGAGATGTATTTAGGGAATGATTTACCATTAATTGTTAAATATGATGTGGCATCATTGGGGGAAATAAAATTGTGTTTAGCACCTCTGCCACCATCCTAATTACAAGGTCAGATGCGACCAAAGGTCGCATCAACCTTAACACGCCATTTGGGCGTGTTTGAGGAACCTACGGTCTGTCACCAAAGGTTACAACTTGATGCCCGTAGGGCATCTTGGCCCTTTATGCGCAGCGAAAACGACCCCCCCCCCTTTACAAGTAATTTAATAATATATTCATAAATAAAGTAATATATTATTAACACAAAACCGTTCAAAAAACCACTGAATATATTCATACTTAGACAGTATAAAAGGTAGGGGGCGTAAGGGTCAGATTCCCCAACGGGGCATCCAACCCCATATTAGATACCATTCCAACCTAAACTACACCCTCCAATACTTCCAGTAAACATGTTTTGTCCTACCCCAGTCCATGTAATTCCATCAGTTGAACTTGCAAATGAATATGCGCTGCTATTCCCCAAACCACCTGATGCTACAAAAATAGTTCCAGTCCACGTTATTCCATAAACACCTGATGAAAATATTGAGGTAATTCCACTGGCAGATGTCCATGATGTTCCATTTGACGAATATGCAATTCCTGCTACATTTGAAGTGCTATTTCCACCAGCAACATATATTGAACCATTCCATGCTATACCCATAACAGTTGATAAAATAGAGCTACTATTATCAACATTACCCCATTCGATTCCTAGTGAATTTGTTGTATAACGTATACTTGTTGTTCCTGATGATTTTCCTCCAATAATCCATTTTGTGCCATCCCATAATACAGCATATCCACCATATGATGCACCACCTACAAATACATTAGCTTGATCGGACCATGTTTTACCATCAGATGATGTTGCTACATGTATTGAGTTAGACGAAAGCCCAACTGCTAAAAGTATAGTGCTATTACATGATATTGCATAACCACCATTTCCTGAAAAACTATTAGTAGCTGCAGTCCACCCGGATATACCATTTTGCGACCAAGCAATTGAACTGCTACCACCAGTACCACAAGCAACCCATATATTTAATTTAGCGGAATATGTTATACCTCTACATGAACCAAAAAAACTTCCAGAACCTATCCAATTTATTCCATTATACGAATGTGCTAATGAATTTGTGCCTGTTCCACCCGATACCCATAATTTATTATTATATGCAACAACATATCCAGTAGTGGAAAAAATAGATTTACCCAATCCATTCCATTTTAATCCATCGAATGAATATGCAATTGTATTTACGGTTCCTGCACCACCACCAACTGCAACTATCATCGTTTTTTTGCTAGTATCATATGTAGATAATATGCCGTTGTATGCTAATTTACGAGTAAGAGTGGTATTGCTAAATGTGTTTGGTCCTTGTCCAAACCATATATTTCCCGTAATTGATGGTGATGTAGCAATAAAATTCGTGGTGCCAGATCCAATAACTACCCATAATGATAATGAATTTATCCATTTTACATAATTACATGATGATGTAAATAATGCGCTGTTAACTATTGTCCATGTTATACCATCAGGTGATGTTAATATAACTCCTCCAGCTCCAAGATTATTTCCACATGCTACAAAAGTAGAACCATTATAATCAAGACCACTTATGTTTTGATTTGTTGACAATAAAGCATTAGCAGCGTTGTTAGTTGTCCATGTTATACCATCATATGAATACTCAAAATTTTTGTCCAAATCACCACCAACAGCAACAAATATAGATTCACTTGCGGAAATACCTCTTAATTGTCTAATACCAGCTTGTGTAATAGAATTCCATGTTTTACCGTTAGCCGACCATGCCGTTATACGTGTATAGCCGCCAGCTATAAACACCTGTAATATAGGTATCCATTCAACTGCAAATGGTCCATTTGATGCTGCAAATGTAATCATTGTTTTTGATAAAGTCCAATTAATTCCATCAGTTGACCATGCAAAACTATTTGTTGGTGTATAATTTGTTCCTACCCAAATTTTTAATGTTGGTGACCAAGCTACATTAGGGAATGATGTAAAAATTGAACTGATAATAGGTGTCCAACTAGTTAAATTTGTTGAATAAAATATAACATTACCGGTTGAATTATAAGAACCTACAATCCACATTGATCCATTATATGCAACATGAAATCCATTAGATATATCGGTTATACTTAATCCTATCCAATTTTTGGCATCAAATGAATATGCAAATGTATTTGTTGAAGCAGCGGTTGTTAATAATATTGTTGACACATTATTTGTTGTTGCAGTAACTCCATTTGAACATATTCCAAATCCTTGTGCTGAAAATATTGATATACCTTGACCATACCATGTTGATCCATTCACCGAATATGCCAACGTATTTCCGGTTGATTTTCCAGTTAAAGACCAATACAGACCATTCCATATAATATTATTACTCATGCTACCAACACTGTTAAATGGTGATGTAACACTGGTCCAAGTTGAACCGTTAGTTGATGTTGCTAATGAATTTGCACCATTAGTGCCTTGTCCCGATGCTACAAATATTGTGCCATTCCAACCTAATCCTTTGCAACTTGTTGATATATATATTGTGCTATTTGTTACTGCACTAAATGATGGTGGATTACTGGTTGAACGGGCCAGTGTATTTCCACCACTACCACCAGCAACTATAATTGAACCCGTATAAGAAAATGCATTACAATTTGTTGTAAATACACTTGTTCCTAGTCCGGTCCACGAATAACCGTCCGAACTATATGCAATTGTATTTCCACCATTACCTCCTGCTAAAAATAATGATAATGAATCATTCCATATTACACATGATCCGTATGATGTAAATGTGCTTGTTAATAATCCAGTCCATGAAATTCCATCACTTGACCATGCAAGTGTGTTTCCACCACTACCTGCAGCAACCCATCTATTTATAGTGGGAGAATATGCAATACTATTACCAATTGATGAAAATGGTGTTGATACAATGCCATTCCAAAATAAACCGTCAGATGAATATGCAATTGTATTTGCTCCTTGACCTACTGCAACATATATGGAAGAACCATTATATGCGATTTGATTACATGCAGTTGTAAACGTGAGTGCACCCAATCCAGTCCATGTAATACAATCAACTGAATATGCAAGTGTATTTCCACTTTGGCCACCAGCAACAAAAAATGGAGTGATGGGATCTATTGTAGTTGGTGCAGTATATGTTAGTTGAGGGATAGTTGGTGTTATATTTGAAAATAAACGCCATCCATTAGTAGAAAATACAGATTTGCCAAGACCTGTCCAATTTATTCCATCATATGAATATGCTATTGTATTTACGGTTCCATTACCAGTAGCTAACCACATAGATAATTTTGAATTCCATATAACTCCATAACCCGCAACTGAAAATATAGTTGTTCCTGTAACTCCTATCCATGTAGTGCCATTAGTTGAATATGCAATTGCATGTGTTCCAGGCAATCCAACTGCAACAAACATTGAACCGTTCCATGCAATTGAAAAACATGATGCCATTAATGTTAATGAATTATTAACTCCGGTCCATGAAGTTCCATTAATTGATGTTAATATAGTAAATGTTGTGCTATTACCACCAGCTACCCATATTGAACCATTCCAACATAATCCATAACCAACTGCACTAAATGCATTTGCTGCAAGAATTCCAGTCCAAATTTTACCATCATATGAATATGCAATTGTATTTGTTGCTGAACCAACTGCAACAAATATTGTTCCATTCCATGCAATTGAATATCCATATAATGAAAAAACAGTTTTTGCTGTAATACCGGTCCATGCTATTCCATTTGTTGACCACATAATACTATTTGTTCCTTCTCCAACTGCTACCCAAATCCCAAGCTCGTTTGCATATGCACTTGCATATCCTTGTGTTAAAAATGCAGAAGCCGCTACAATACCTGTCCAATTTATACCATTATATGAATAAGCTAAAGTATTTGTGGTTTTACCAGCAGCTACCCATAATACTCCATTATGTACTATACTGTGACATGCTGTTGAAAATATAGAAACACCTAAATCTGTCCAATTTTGTCCATCATTTGAATATGCTAATGTATTTGTTCCTTGACCACCTGCAACTATTACATTATCTGGTGCAATTTTATTCCAACACAGTGAATTTACGGATGTTGTAAATGCTCCTTTTCCTATAACAGTCCATCCATTATATCCCGTAATTGAATATGCATAATAATCTGTTGCATCTTGTCCAGATGCTAAAAAAGATGAACCATTCCATATTACACTATAACCAGTTGTAGCAAAAATTGTGTTTCCTGTAATACCTATCCATGTAGTTCCATCATTTGAATATGCAATAGAATTAGTAATTCCATTAGAGGCAGGTGATCCTACTCCTACATAAATTGAACCATTCCATGTAATACTATAACATGTTGTAAATAAAGGATTTGTATTATTAACTTGTAACCATGATGTTCCTAAACTATTTGTTGAGTAATACATACAATTAATTAAATTTGTGCTACCTCCAATAATCCATATAGACCCATTCCAATAAGCCGTATAACCACCATACCCGGATCCACCTTGAAATACCTTTTGACCAGTCCAATTTATTCCATCTGTTGATGTTGCTAAATCATATATATTTCCTATACCAAGCGCCAAGAACATGGAACCATTCCAAACAACCGAATTTCCTCCATTACCTGAAAATGCATTAAGTGATGCCGCCGTCCATCCACTTATACCAGTAGTTGAATACATTATAGTATTTGTTCCTTGTCCAACTGCTATCCATCGGCCAAGTTGAGAAGAATATACAATTGATCTACAACTAGTGCTAAATGTGGATGCAATTCCAGTCCAATTAATTCCATCAATTGAATATACCATATTATAAGTAGGTCCCTGACCACCAGCAATCCATAAAGGATTTGTTAATGAACCATTATATGCTACTGTTAAACCAGCAGTTGTTAATAAAGATGCCGTTACACCGGTCCAGGTCATACCACCATTTAAAGAATATGCTAAACCGGTTGCGCCAGTTCCTGCAGAAACAATCATATTTGGTAGTTTAATTGTGCTATTATTAGATGCAACACAAATACTTGAACTAAGTATATTTGTGCCTAAACCAAAAAATGCTTTTCCATTTGTTGACCATGATAATGTATTTGCGGAATTTATAGCAGGAGCTATAAATAAGTAACCAGTCCAACGAACTTTTTGACAATTTCCTGATATAACTACATTACCTGTGCCAGTCCATGTATTTCCATCATTTGACCAAGCTAATGTATTTGTTCCTTGACCTCCAGCAACAAAAATTGATCCATTCCAACAAACTCCTGAACCTGAAGATATTACTGAATTTCCAAGACCAGTCCATGTATTTCCATTAGTTGATTTTGCTAATGCATTACCAGTTCCAGAACCAGTTGCAACAAAAATTGATCCATTCCAACAAATATCATTACATTGTGTTGTAAATGTAGTTAAACCTAATCCATTCCAGTTTTTACCATCAATTGACCAAGCTAATGTATTTCCACTACCACTACCTCCTGCTACACATAATCCTAATGATTCGGACCATGCTAGACCCATACAGTAATTTGTAAATGTAGTAGATCCTAAACCAGTCCAAGTTTTACCATCATTTGACCAAGCTAATGTATTTCCACCTTGACCACCAGCTACCCATATATTATTTGATGGCAAATATATAACTATATTACATTGTGTTGTAAACGTAGTTGTTCCTGAACCATTCCAAGTTTTACCATCATTTGACCAAGCTAATGTATTTCCACCTTGACCACCACTTACCCATAATGAACTATAATAAATTGTATAGCATGTAGAAAATATAGATGTTCCTAATCCAGTAAATGTTTTACCACCGATCGACCAAGCAAGTGAATTTCCTCCACTACCACCAACGACTATTATCTTTTGATTATTGTTATTTTGTACAAGCAAACTGTTCATTGAACATATAGAACTAAACATATAAAGTATTTATAATATATGAATACATCTAAATTAAATAAAATAATGGAATTATCTAGACCAATTGACTATATTTTTACAAATTCATTAACAAATAAAACTTTGCAAAATATTAAACAACACACACTGTATTTATGGGAAAAATGTCCAGTATGTAAAAAATCGCAACAAGTGTTATATAAATATTTGAATAGAGTATGTAATATTTGTTTAGCTAAATATTATATGTTAGATGGGTCAAATAATCGTATATTAGTAGGAAATTTAGGAATTGCTGGGGGAATACAAGCTTTCAAATTAATTGCGAATAGTTCAGGTGAAATTCAAAAAATAGAATTACCATATTCGCCAGAATATAAATGCAGTATTAATGATGTAAAATGTATAATACAAGAATGCGTTTATGGTGGTCTGCAGGGCCAAGATGCCTTACGGGCATCCAGTTGTTACCTTTAGTGACAGACTGTAGGTTCCTCAAACACGCCCAAATTGCCCTTCGGGCAATCCGTTGTTGGATGCATTGCTTTGCAATGCATCTGACCCAAATGGCGTGTTAAGGTTGATGCGACCAAAGGTCGCATCTGACCCTGTAATTATTTGAGTAAAATTGTTATAAAATTATATTGTTACGTATTTACAATATAATTTATAAATATGAAATATATGTTAATGTAAAGGGATGGGATCATAAGGGTAAGCAGCCTACAGCTGCAACTTAATGCCGATTTTATCGGCATTTGAGAAACCTTGGTTTCCCTATTTTATAAAATCTTTTTCATCTCCATGTTTTCTAAATAAACATCCCTGTTTTGACAAATTCATAATCGGAATAATAATATTTACATCTTGCACTGAACAATTACATAACCAAATTTTAATAATACAAAAATTCTTTTTTGGTGAAATAGTAATACCATTTATTATTGAATTATTTTTGGGATTACTACATAATGATTCTCCACATAAAGAATACAATAGTGCTTTCCATACGGATGGCACATACTTATTTATAACTTTGAATGAAAAACAACCACCGTCGCGATTTTTTGGATCTTCCCACATAGGTGTTATTCCTTTTCGCATTACAAATAACATACAATTTTTAACAACATTTTCACTAATTGATTCATTTATAATAATGAGTTTTTCAACAGTATCTAAATCACATATAATTCCTTTATAACTTTGTAAATCCCATTTTTTATCGTGTGGTAAATGGTAATACATATTCCATTTACCATGCAAAATGTGTTCAGACGTTGTTGTATTCATAATTTTATTGTATATCGTCTATATTATATATAATATAATATCTTTATATTATTTTTATATTATTTTATTAAAAATTTACATTTTAGAAATACAATATAAAAATTAAATTTATTAGTTTCATAGTAATAATTATAAATGAAATTGATCAGTTTTGATATTGGCATTAAGAATATGGCATATTGTGTTTTATTACATTCGTCATCTATACCGCCAGTAACTATAGTTGATTGGAAAGTATTAAATTTATTAGAACAAGATACCCAACCTACAATATTATGCACATGTATTTTAACTAAATCATTGAAAATAACCAAGAAACAACAACGGCAAAATGTAGTGGTAGAACCTGTAAAATGTGGAAAATTAGCAAAGTTTCAAAAAAATGGCATTTTTTATTGTGAAAAACACGCAAAACTAAATACAAACTATTATATTCCAAAAAAAATATGGTCACAAGTATCTTTAAAAAAATTGAAAAACGAGGAATTACTAAAAATATGTGATGAACATAAAATACCATTAATTTTGACTACAAAACTTTTAAAAAAAACAATCTTGGAAAAGATGGATGTATTTTTCCAAGATAAATGTTATGAACCAATCAAAGTAGTTGTAGCTAAAACATCATTGGAAACCGATTTAATTACAATTGGACGTAATATAAAAATGGAAATGGATAAAATTTTACATTTAGAAGGAATTACTCATGTCATTATGGAAAATCAAATATCACCTATTGCTACTCGAATGAAAACAATACAGGGTATGTTGGCCCAATATTTTATTATGAAATATGATAAACAAGTTTATATAGAGTTTGTATCATCTGTAAATAAATTGCGTTTCTTGGAAAAAACAGAAAAACAAGAAAAACAAGAAAAACATAATACACTTATCAATCATTTAGATACAAATTCAACGAATGAAGTTATTTTAAATACACAGTTACATAATACTCAAATAAAGTCTACTTACAAAGATCACAAATTAGATGGAGTGTATTATACTAATCATATTTTAGAACAAAATGAAGAACTAAAATCTTGGAAAGATTCACTTAATACTAAGAAAAAAGATGACTTGGCGGATTGTTTTTTACAAGGTATTTGGTATATGAATCATAAAGAATTAATACGAGTAGATGAAAAATATAATATACAAAATAAATAAAATATATATATAATTTATAAAATGGAAAAAATTAAAGGAGGATATAGACGAGTTACTTGCAAGGGACGTTCATTGAAAAAGTGCAAAAGTGCAAAGAAATCATGCAAATATGCACGAGGTCAATCTCGTAAATTTTGCAGAAAGAGCCGAAATACTAAACGACAATAAAATATAAGAAATAAACCAAAGTTATAAATTGTTCATATTAGGCAAATTCAAAGGTATATATAAACTTTTTTTGTAAAGTAATATTTTTCAAATATATTATTTGAAAAATGTATTGATATTACCTTAATTCCACTATAGGCAACATTTGATAACTGTTAATTATTTAGTCCATTGTAAACCGTTGAACGTCCAATAGGACGTTCTGAGGCCACATAACCTTGAACGTCCTATTGGACGTTCTGATGCAATCCCTTAAAGAAAAATCCACACTTTAGTTATGTTTCACGATGGATTTAATTCTTTAATGGTATAAATCCTCAACGGTCTAAATCTTAAGCGTATTAATTCTTTAATGGTATAAAATATATTTTATTATGCGGAGAACTTAAATATAATTTATGTATTATTATCATAAATACAAATGGAAGTTATTGATATTGGATTAAGCGATTTAGACACAATTTCAATGGATTTTGGCAATAATTCTAAACCTTCAGTAAATTTTGGAACTGGAATTGAATTATTAATGAATGATCGCAAAAAATCCAGTTCATCAAGTAATAATAATATTGATTTAGGCGAACTTAATAAATTAGAAGATGAATTAAATGAATTATCTGGAGCAAATTCAAGCAATACAAAATCAGTAAATTATTCATCCGGTAGTGCAAGTAATCCAACAAGCAATACTACCGGAGAAACAAAAACATTAAGTGGATTTGCATCAAATTTATTTAATATGGGCAGTAGTTTTAGCAATAGTATAGGCACAACATTCGGTGCAAATAGTAGTCACGCTGATGAAAAAAATGACTCTAAATTAGGTGAGGCAACTGTTGAAAGTATTGGAAATACTAAGACGTGGGATGGATTTAATAAAATGAATGAGGTTCCATTAACTGGTGCATCTGCACCTAAAATGAATGAACGAGAAAAACGCAGAAAAAAACGCGCCATGATTAAAAAATTAGAGGAATGGTATGAAAAGGGCCAAATTAAAAATTCATCGCATTTTAATTTGGAATCCGCATATGAAGAAATAGAGGACGAATATGAAACTGCTTTAGAAGATAAACGTAAAAAAGACAGTATTAAGTTACAGGGATGGTGGTTTATGACAGCAATTAATTCTATTGAATATGCAAATAGTGCATTTAATCCATTTGACTTAAACTTGGATGGTTGGGGAGAACAAGTAAGTGAAGATATTGATAGTTATGAAGAAATATTTTCTGAATTGCATGATAAATATAAGGGTGGTAAATTATCTCCAGAAATTTCTCTTTTATTAAGATTGGGATTTTCAGCAGCTGTGGTTAATATTACAAATAAAGCTCTATCTACAGCAACTCCCGGATTTAATGATATTATAAAACAAAGTCCTGAATTAATGAAAATGTTTACAAGCGCAACCGTGCAATCAATGGGTCAGCAATCACCCGGTTTTGCAATGGCAAATAATTTAGCTAATGAAAAATCTGTAAATACCATGTTTGGCGCACCACCTGCACCAGTTGAAACTAAAAATCAAGGTGGTGTTCCAAGACCTGGAATGAATTATACTCAACATCCTGGTAATAGACCGGATTTAGCAGTAGGTAGAGGTGCAATGTTTAGGGAGGGAGGTATTGATATCAATGATAATCGATCAACACAAGCTCAAGCACAATCAATGCAGTCATCTTTCCAACCTGCAAATTCTCCAATGCAACAGCAACAGCAGCAGCAGCAGCAACAGCAAAGACCCGAAATGCGTGGTCCTCAAAACACAGATATAAATAATATTTTATCTGGATTAAAAACCCGAGAGGTTAAAACAAATGATAATATCTCATTTTCTTTAAATGATGATAATGATTCAATGATTAGTATTTCATCATTAAAAGATATGCAAAATGGAAATATGCCTAAACGAACCCGTCGAAAACAAAAGTCGGATCGAAATGTAGTATCTTTGGATATATAAATAAATCTATATAAATACTATTTATCTATTTAATTATGGATCAAAGTATATTAATTAATGCAACTCTTGTTCAAAATGATATTAGACCTGCATATTTACTTCAATCAATTAATTTTGGTGAATATAATATTGAAAATAGAGAAAAGACAAATCTAATTCTAGATGATCTTAAAAACAAATTTCCCGATTTGCTTCAAACCGAATGCAATCAAGGAATTATTCTATCTAAAAAACAATATTTGAATGAAAATATTACTGATGAAAGATTAGGTGAAATACTAGGTTATCCATCATGTAAAGAGTTTAAATATATTACTGAACACCCTGATGAAAAATATACTATATTTGAATTATATGTAAAAAATAAAAATACATATGAAAATATACAATTATTCGCTAATTGTTGCAAACAAGAAAATATAGATCGTGATAGAAAAATATTTGAAAATATGGCATCATGTGGAAATAAACTATTCAATAGTAAAAATATTGAAAGTAGAATTGTTGTAGTAGAGGAAGAATCAATTCCAATAAAATCTATAATTAATAAGTTATTGAATAATGAATTATTAAATATTAAAGAAAAATTTGAAGTAAATAATAATATTTGGAATTTAGGAATGGAAAAATTAAATGAATACCCATTTGATTTTTCTAATCCAATACATAAAGGAATTGTATTAACATTACTAAGTTATTGTGATAACACACCTATATCAGCATTTTATCCATTACAAACATATCCTAATGAAATGGAAAAATCAGATAAAATTACTGCAAAATGGGAAAATGAAATGTTGAGAATATTAGGAGCAGTGTAATTATACCTAGTAAATTGATATTATTTTATACAATTGTAATTACAAAATTACAATTGTAATACATACAGTAAAAAAAACTTATTTAGGAATAATGTATTACCACATTATATAAATGAAGACATTTAAACCGCAATATGCGCAAATATTTATAATATTGTTTTTTATTCTTTGTATTTTATTTGTAATATATTATTTTGAAATTGACGAAGATTCGCAAGTTTCAATTAATACACGAACACTTGCTAATGATGGTTTTTGTATTTTATACAACAATTCATATTCGGGTCAAACGCAATCTTGGCCGTGTCCCAAGTTACTGGAAGATGCACTTTCAAAATTGCCCGATGGTTACGAATTCATAGATTATATATATAAAATCAACAATGTTGCTCTATCCACATTTCATCGCGATGTAACATCAAGTAAGCATAATTATGGAACACAATATCCAGTATATACACTCATTTTATATAAATACCAAGGCGATTTATTATCACTTTGCCCAGGTAGTAATTTGTCTTACCCATTTAATTGGTCGCCTATAGTAAATATCCAAGGTAAACCCGGCACCGTGTTTTTATTTGATAGTGATTTATTACATGCAGGATGCACAAATATGTGTAAAGACCGCGAGGTTATACAATATAAAATTGCTCATAAAGATGATTTACCAAAATTGAAACATTTAGTTGGGGTCCGCAAAGAAAAAACTGATGTATGTAAAATCACATATTACAATATAATTATGCGAAAATTGTCGTATTATTTCGAAATGCCCATCAACTATTTTTTTTATCCATTAATGGTTAAACGGAATGCAGATAATACAATTCTTGGAAAAATACAATCATTTATACCAATAGAGTATTATAATAATGCATAAGTCAAACATAAAATAATATTATCACATAATAATTATAATATATTATGGATTCAATCGACGATTCAATGTGCGAGTTAATTGATCCTGTTTACACAGATAGTTTACAAAATATCGATTTTATAAGTTAAATAAAATAATATAAATACAAAAGTTTATATTATCATTATGGAGTATTTATATAAAAACATTGAATCATTAGTATCGAGTTGTATATCAAAAACAACTAATTATATATCGAGTTGTATATCAAAAACAACTAATTATATATCAAGTTGTATATCAAAAACAACTAATTATATATCTACACAATCATTTATGTCATATAATGCATGGATTATATATATTATTTATGGATTTTCAAAGACTCAAATCATAATTGAAACAACTATAAAATCATATAACAATTATATTAAAATGCATTTAATAAAATATAAACCTGTGCAAAACTGCAGTATTGTATTTACCCAGATATATGGAGTTATAATTAAAAAATATAGGGTTTTGTATTCATTTTTTTATAAACATCGTATCGAACCTTTAGAACCGGAATGGATTGATTTATCGGAAATGTCCATATTAGAAACTGCACAAATTCATTCGCCTCTTTATAAATATGAAGAAAAATACACATTTATCCAAGATCAATTATTAGATATAGATAAATCTAATTTATTTAATATAAAATATTTAGAATTAACTACAAACCAATTTATTAAAGATAATACTTGCTCTGATAAATTGATTATTGCAAAATTAGATAATAAATATTTATATAGGGTAATAATAAATAATAAATTGACAGAGTCAAATAGTTTATATAATGTAATTCCATCAAAAACGCGATTTTTAAGCATTTTATATATTCATCCAAAACAAGAAAATACAATATATATTGATATTAGCGCAGAACATTTTTTATTAGGAAATGAAATCTTGTCGGCGTGTTTTATTTTACGTTATTTAGAATATCAATCAATGCCTTATATATTTGATTTGGATTATAAGTTAAATATTATAGATAATTATGTAAACCAATTTACATTGAAAAGTAATCAATATATCGTATTATTGGAAAATAAGTATATAATACATGAAATTTCATAAAATTGAATAACTGATTTTATTATTTTATAATAAGTATTAGAATACGAAATTATAATAAATGATGAATATTATGTTTGGAGTTAAATTATTAGTTATTTCTGGTAATTTATTATGGATTGCTATAGAATATAGCCACTTTCATTATTCAAATATGGAAGTATATAATACATTAAAAACAGGTAAGATGAGTATTGCACTAGATAATGTGCAAACATTATTAGGTAAGTTAGACACATATAATAATTGTATTATTGTAAATAAAACAAATATAAATTCATATACAAAAGAATTTGTATACTTATTTGGAGGATTATCAGATGATGCAATTGAACAGTTAGAACGAATGAATGATATTAGCAATTGTTTACAAAATCCATATACAGTATTGGATGCAGTAGAAAAATCTGCATGGGCAGGTATTGGTATTGATAATAATTTTACTGAAAATGAAAATGAAAATGAAAATGAAAATAATGAAAATGAAAAATCATTAATTACCCAAGATAATAATTATCAACTTACTATTATCCCACAATTCAAAGATTTGGGTCTTACAGAAAATAACAATTTTGATATAACTACATATAATAATGGTATACAACAAATACAATATGAGTTTGCACAATCATGCAGTTTTATGGAAGGTATTAAATATTTAGAGGAATTGGCTGATCAAAAAAATAATAATTTAGCAAGAAAAATATTAAATAATGAGGATTTTGAAATATATATAAAAGAAATGGAATTAAATAAAAATAAATTGAATTCTGAAAATAATCAAGCTGTAAATATTCGAATTAAACCATCATTTTATCAACAAGCCACAATTATTGCAGGAACAATATATGAACTATTTGTAAATAAACCAAGTCATACACATTTATTTGATATAATTAATAAAGTTCGAGATACAATTAATGGATATAGTAGAAATATGCGTAATCAATATAACTTTTATAATGATTTATTTTATGATACACGTATTGAATTAGAACAAATTACAACTAAATCAACCGTTGCATGGAAACGAGCAAGTTGGTTAATTATAAATACTGGAATATTAGGATTGCAAATTAGCGAATTAATTATAGATAATATAATACCATCCGTATTATATTATACTAAGCCATTGGTTATTAATTCAGTTAAACCACTTGTTGTTGGTTCAGTTTCCACTATTACAAATATAGATACAGATGTTATAAATTCTTTAGTGGATGAATTAGAAAAAATTACATTGTAGTTAGTTAAAAATAGTAGTTAGTTAAAAATAGTAGTTAGTTAAAAATAGTAGTTAGTTAAAAATAGTAGTTAGTTAAAAATAGTAGTTAGTTAAAAATAGTTAGAATATTTTAGTAATATAATAAATAATTATTGTGAGGTTTTTCATCTCACTTTTTTATTTTAACGATATTTATTTACCCTCTAAAGTCTAAGGGATAGCGGTAGGAACCCTCCGTAAAATTGAAAAGAATGTTTATAAATATAAAAAGAATATTATATAATATCCTAAATATGAATTTTTTAAATACAAATCAATCAATTATGAAACAAACTGTTGGATTAAAACGAAACACCTCAGATAAATTCTATACAAATCCATCAACTGTTGAAATTTGTCTAAATGTTATAAAACAATATTTACACATATTACCGAATGATCTAATTATTGAACCAAGTGCTGGAAATGGTGCATTTATTAATGGCATCAAAACATTATCAAATCATTATCGGTTTTATGATTTAGAACCAGAACATCCAGATATACAACAACAAGATTATATGAAATTAAACAGTAAAGAACTTTTAGAATCGCATAAATTATCAGTTATTAATGGCAAACTTAGTTCATGTAATGTTATTGGTAATCCACCATTTGGTCGTCAATCATCATTAGCAATTCAATTTATTAAAAAATCATGCGAATTTTGCGATAGTTTATCTTTTATTTTGCCTAAAAGTTTCAAAAAAGAAAGTTTAAAAAAAACGTTTCCCCTAAATTTTCATTTAATCATAGAAATAGATTTACCGTATTATTCATTCTTGGTAAATGATCAAGAATATAATGTGGATACGGTTTTTCAAATATGGGTAAAAAAGGACCACCAGCGCGAAGTAACTGAAAAAATCAAACCAGTTAATTATAAGTTTGTCAAAATATCAGAAAGCCCTGATATTTCATTTCGGCGCGTGGGCGTATATGCAGGTAAAATAGATACAGATATAGTAAAAAGTGAGCAAAGTCATTATTTTATTAAGTTTACAAATGATAAAAGTATAAATGAAAATTTAGAGGCATTAAAACATGTGAAATTTGAACATAATAATACAGTGGGTCCACGGTCAATATCAAAACCGGAATTAATTATAGAGTTTAATAAATATTTACAGGGAGCCTATGATCTGTCGCCATAAGCTAAGAACGTCCGTAGGACATTCAAATTATACAACCATCACTTTACAAGGTCATCTTTAACAAAATCATATTTAACAAGATCATCTTTAACAAGATCATCTTTAACAAGACAATTTGTTTCGCTTTGCATAAACCGTATTCTGGACGGCGATTTAATTTGCTCCGTAATTTGAACTCCTTTTATTACTGGTTCTTTTGTTCTTGATATAATATTTTGTGGAAACTGTTCAAATAATCGATCCATTTTTGGAATAGAACATTGAACCCGTCGCTGGTTTTTACTATCTACTTTGGGTGAAATATTAATAATCATTTTATGGTCCATTTGTAACTGTTTTTTCATTTTTTTATATGCCATTTTACATTCTTGGGAAACAGTTCCTTTAGGAATCGCCTTTATAAACCCGCAATATTGTTCTAAATCTACTATACTTACTGTTCCAAACAGGAAATTGCGGACATGTTCGTCATACTTAAATTCCACAATTTCTTTAATTTGTTTTGTATCTTCTACTTGTTTGTATCTAATAATAATTATATTTGTATATATTCCATCTGTAAATTGGTTATTAAAGAATCGCAATATATCTCCACAATCAATTGTATCAGAGCATGACGTTTTGATAGAAACATTTTCATTTGGCTGAAACGGGTTTTCTTGGCATTCTATATCATATTTACGGGTATCATTTATACATTCAGGTAAGCCAAATACTTTAACCCTGATCTCGCTGTCCCATATTAGGCCGTGAGATTGGCTCTGCCTAAACTTGTTTGTGCTGATGGACTGACTAGGCACTAGTGTAGTGTTGGGGGTTGAAAGATAATCTGTTTCATATAAAACGGCTTTAGCTAACATTTGACTCATTATATATTCTAATTGCATCATTATATTTTGAAATTTAAAATATAATTATGTTATAAATAATAAAGGTTATCAATTTTATAAGGAAACAAACGGTAGACATTTGAGAATCTATGGTTCCGTGTAAGTTGGTGCAACTTTTCTTGAATTTAACTGTTCTTTTGATAAATACATTTGTTTTAAATCTGAATCTTGGTATCCATCTGGTTTACTTGTATCTGTAAATGAACTATATGTATAAGGCATTTTTTTATGACTTTTTTCATTACTACCTACATCTAATGGAGGAATAAAATATCCACAATCATTACATGTTTCGCGAAAATTGTATTCCATAATTTGTTGACTATGCTGAGTCAAATATTTGCGATATTCCCAATTTGATTTAATATTATTATTTTTGAGTAATTGATTATTTACAGCAGATTCTGGTTGCCATGAAGAAATAGCAGAACGGCCATCTGCCATTATAGGTGGAAACTTGGAATATAAATTGTTTGTATTATATCCTAAAGCAGATTGAGGAACCGTTTCTTTAATTACTGGATATGCATAATCTAAATTTGCGGAATTATATGCAAATGAAAACATAATATATTATTTCTATATATTTTATTCAATTGACTTTTCTAATAATTTTAATAATTTAGCACGTTTTAGATTAGTTGGATCAGTATTTAATCCTTTTTGAATAACCATTGCTTTTAATTCACTTGTTGACATTTTATTATATATTTCCATATCTCGTTCTTTTATTAATGATACAATTGGTTGCGATTGATTTATATCTAAAGTATCTATAGGTTCAACCTCATCAATTTCCGTTTGATATGATAATATAGTTGTAGATTCAACTATTGTAGATTCAACAACGGTAGATTCAACTTTTTCTGTAGATTCAACAACGGTAGATTCAACTTTTTCTGTAGATTCAACATCGGTAGATTCAACATCGGTAGATTTAACTTCTGTAGATTCAACTTCTGTAGATTCAACTTCTGTAGATTCAACTTCTGTAGATTCAACTTCTGTAGATTCAACTTCTGTAGATTCAACTTCATTAACATCCACACCAGTTTCATCAAGTTTAACTACATCAATAACTATATCATGTTCAATTGGAATTATTTGACTATCAATTTGAATTACTTTAATATCATCATTAACTGTTTTATCATCATCTGATACAATAATTTTGTTATTTACATCATATATATTATTAATGGATTCATTATCGGATTCATTATCGGATTCATTATCAGATTCATTATCGGATTCATTATCAGATTCATTATCAGTTGATTCATTGTATGATTCATCATCATGTAAAGATTGTTTTAAATTTTGTAAACTTATAACTTTTTCAGGTATACTTGTTAAAGTTGTTGAATCAGGTGAATAATACATATGTGATTGAATAGGTTGTAAACAAAAATGTTTAATTGATGTAATTTCTTTTACAATATTATTTATAATTTCAAACATAGTATCATTTTTTTGTTCTATTGTATTTAGACGTTGTTTAAAATGATACACTAATAATAAAATTAATACAAATGTTATTCCTAAACTAATAAAAAAAAAAGTTTCTATGAAATTGAAAACACCCATTTTACTATAGTTTTATAAATTATAAAAATATAATAAACGAATAAATGAAGTCTTGGATTACCCTACTGTAATACACATCCCTTTATGTAAACCTAATGTAGTCAGAACCTATCTGGTATGATTCACAAAATGAATTATATTTTATGTAAAATTTGGTAACAAAAGTTCCCCATAATTATTATGTAAATATAATATATTATTATGAATGATGCAATTAAACAATCGGATTCCCCATTTAAAATGCCAGAACTATCAAATATAAATGATTCAGATATTTTTAATAATAAAAATTTAATTATATTTGGACTTGTTACATTACTATTATTGGCAGTTTTAGGAATAAATATATTAACAGTTTTTGGAAATATTTTACAAACAATAACTAATCTGTTTTCACCACTTATTTTAAATATATTATCTCTATTTGGTTATACTGCAGGAACTATAATTAATAAAACGGCAGATGTTGCAGGTGATACAAGTAAATTAGGTATTGATATTGCAGAGGGAACCGTTCAATCAATCGGAGATTTATTGAAAAATTCGAGTAATCCAAATATAGATAGTAATGCAAAAAAAAGATTAGATGATGCAATTAATATTGCAAATAAACCGTTTATACCGTCCAGTAATGAACATAAAAAAGATGAACATAAAAAAGATGAACATAAAAAAGATGGGTTTAGAACAATACATAGTGCAGGTTATAATTCATGGGATTTTTCTGGTGAAAATCAAGAAAAATATGGATATATTAATGTAGAAGATTACAGTAAATCATTAACTGGACAATTATATCCATCACAATCTTTAATTTTTAATCCTGTTTTATTTGAACAACGATAAAAATATAAATTGTAAAAGATAATAAATAGTATTTTGAATACTATTTATT